ATAATTATATAAATTTATTAAATATTATTTTTAAATACACTAAATAAAATTTATAAAATGAATATAGTAAAATAGTATTTTTTATGAAATTTTTGATAATTTTCATAAAAATGAGTGTATTTAATATATTTTTACGAGTAGGATAGAATTTCTTCGAAAAAAATCAATCGTACTACAAATGCAGCTAAATAAATTATATGTTTAAAATTTATTAATTTTTTTTATATTTATTATTTATTTTTGTAAATTTAAAAAATTTACAAATAACATTGCAAAAAAAATGCAAAGCATTTTTTGAAATAGAATAAAAAGATTTCATCTTTTTTATCCCATTTTCTATTTTATACCTAGTTTTTAATTTTTTCAACTATTGATAATTGTTTCGATGAGAATTAAATTGAAAATTTATTTCTCATCTTAATAACAAAATAAAAATCTTCGGTATTTATCTTGTTGTTTCAATTTATTTATATTCTTAGTATTTCTTTTCCTCTACGGTACAATAATTTTTAAGTTATATTATTTTATTTTTTAATTTATTGCTATCATAGGCAGCATCAATGATAAAAAATCAAAGATTTTTTATCATTATCAAATAATGTAGAATGCATACATCAATTTTTATAAAATTTATTAAAAAATTCATAAAAAATGAACAATTATATAATTTTGGGAGTAATAATGATTTAATTACACCCAAAATTAGGTATATTTAATGAGCATAGAAAAAAATATTTATCAAAGATAAATATTTTTTCATTTTTTATGAAATTTTTGATAATTTTTATAAAAATAGGTATAATTTAATTTATATATAATTATATATAATGGATTATCATAAAAAATATTTAAAATATAAAAAGAAATATTTAAATCAATCTAAACTATTTGGTGGAACCCCGGAAGATGCTAAATCATTAAAATTAGATTTTGAATTTATTTTAGATAAATTTTTTTTCCATGCACTTGCTATATATCATAATCCTAATTCAATATCACCTTTAACATTACCTGGTCACAAATTAAATAAATTATTGACCTATGATATACACATATCACCAAGTGAATCAACTTTTGATGAATCAATAAAACCGGATCATGAAATAATATTATGCGGTCGTAAGGCTAAATATATATGTAATCCTTTGGAAGATTTAGATTTGGAAGATTTAGATTTGGAAAATCAAGTTTTATATACTTTAAAATCAACTACACAAACTATGAATATTGATAAATTTGTAAAATATTTGAATGCTGTATATCCTTCAATAATATATTCATCGCCAGCTATTATTTATATGATTAAAAATATAAGTGGAAAATATGATATAAAAGATTTAATTGATCCATTCATTATATTTTCAAATGTTAATAATAATATTTATTTTACTTTAAATAATCAAAATAAAAATATATATTTATTTTGTACATTTGATAATACGACAAAACCCACAAATATTTATGAATATTTAATTAGACAATTTACATATCATTATAATGGATATATTTCTACATATGGTATAAAAATAGAAATACCGCAAAAATTTATAGATTGCATAGACTTGCATGGCAAAACACCAGATGGTTGTATTTCAAATAAAATTTTAACATTAAATGATAAATCTCCTTTAGAACATTTTGCATCTGATTTATTATTACAAAATGATAAAATTATGATTGCACCTGATGTATATACTAATCCTAATGGTCAACTACACAATTTATTATCACTTTTTACAATATTTGATACTTATATTAATAGATATTTTGTATTTCTTTCATTTAATAGAATTATTGAAATAGGTAAAACAAGTTCTAATGTTAGTGAATTAACCCATAAATATATTTTTCATATTGCTAAACGTGCAAACTTAATTAATAATATTAATGATGCACCAAATATATCATTGACGCATGAAATTATAAATGAAGTAATAAAGAGATATATGGAAAATTCATCTAGTATTAATACTAAATTATTAAGTACAGATTTACAGAATCTTGATATTTTTTTAGATGAAAATGCTTATTATTATAAATTACATGTATATTTATATACATTTTTATTTATGAATATTGCAAATGATATAAATAAAAAAATATTAGGTGAAAAAAGATTAGAATTAACACCATTTAAAGTGTATAGTGTGTCACAAAAAATAGAAAATAGGAATAAAACAAATAAAAAGTTTGAAAAAAATGATATTTATACTTTCCCCGCATTTAAATCTACAACACTAGCAAAAAATTATCCAGAACATCCTAGATTTATAGGTAATGATATTTTTCCTTTAGTTTTTGAAATAACAATAGATTGTAATAATTTAAATGGAGATGAATTTTTCTTTGCCAATTCAGATCAATTTGAGATTATATTATCTGTTGGTAGTCAAATTAGAATAGATGATATTACTCGATGTTATACTTATTTTAAAAATGATAATGATACAACATCATTACTGCAAAATTGTATGCTTATTAAAGCTACATTAATGAGAAATTCATATAATACTAAACTAACATTAGATCATTTTAACAATTATGAATTACCTCAAATGGGTGGTTTAAATCCATATAATGAATCGCAATATAAAGAAAATAATGATATGGTCAAAATAAAAACTAATATTGACTATGAGAAAATGTTTAATAAAATAAATGTAAATAATATAGTAAGTTTATATATGCAAGAAGTTGCTGAAAATATAATTAAAAATCCTTTCGAATTATATGACTTGAATTTATATGATCCATGTTTATAAAAAAAATTTATTAGTTATAAAAATTATAACTAATAAATTTTCATAAATAATACTTATTTATCATTACTTTTTCTACATTGTTGCGCTAATCTGATATCAGTATCATAAGAAATATTATTTAATATTTTACAATTATCAAATATTCTATCACTAATATTAATTACATTATCTTTTTTTTTTATAGATTCATTATGTAAATTTCTAGAATCTTGATAATTCAATTCTGAATCAAAATTAGAATAATCAATTTCATTATTTGAAGCAGCCTCTATATCATAATTTATGGAAGTTTTTTTTTCAGGTACACATGTAGTACATTCTTCATTATTTGTTTTTTTATATAAATCATTTATTCTATAATAATTATTATTATTATTATTAGTATCTATTTCATTATTTCTATTTAAAATTGAAAATGGTTTTTCTAATCCTCTTGTTGATCTAGATAATGTATCTTTATTTTGTAATAATGAAATATCATATTTTTTCCTTAATTCTGGATTTAATAAAATATATATACCTTTTTTTGCTAATTTTATATTATTTATTTGTTCTTGGTTTAAATTTTTAATATTTTTATATTTATTTATAATATTTTGGTAAGAATTAATTATTTCTTTAGTTTGACAACTTGCATTAATATTGAAAAATTCATAAAAATTATCCATTAATTAACTAGATAAAATAATGTTTTATTAAACTAATTAATTTTTAGGTATATGTGCTATATATATTATATTTGTACCCCATTTATTTAAAATATTAGTATTAATATATTTTAAACTATTATTAGATGATTTTTGATTCCATATTTTAATAATAACATTATTATTTTTTTTTAGTGTAATAGATAATCCAATTATTTCATCATTTATAGATGGGCATAAATTATTAGTAACTAAATAAATTGATAAATCTAACCATAATTCTTCTGCCTGTTCTTCATATATTTTAAATGACCAACAACCTCCATTAATATTAATAGGATCTTCCCAAATAGGTATTATATCATTTTTCATAATAAAAAAATGTTTACCAGTAATTCCACCAATTTTATTCCAATTATTATATAATCTCCAAAAATCAAATATTGTTTCAATAGTATATACATTTTTATATCCATTTATTGTCCAATTATCTTTATCATAATGATACCATAAATTCCAATTATCTTTTAATTTTACATCTTGAAAATTACTTTCACTCATTACATAATTAATATATATCTTTTTATATAATTATTTTTATATTCATTTAATTTATATAAATTAAATAGTATATTGTTTTATATTTATAAAATAAAAATTAAATATCTAAAGATTTAATTCTTATTATATATTAATGAATTCACCTGTATTTTTAATATCATCCTTCTTAGAATTATATAACAACAATATTGAAGAATTTAAAAAAAAATTATATGAAAATAGTATATTATGTAAAGATTATGTAGATGAAGGATTATTATTAGTATATAATAAATTTGATTCAATTATTAGAAATGATTTTATTAGAGAATCAAGATCATTAATTATAGATAAAAAAAATATGAAGATTATTTCATATAGTTGTGAAACACCTAGATATAATTTTATTAATTTAAATACAATTCCAAAAGAAAATTTATTATTTACAGAATGTTATGAAGGTACTTTATTATCAGTATTTTATCATGATGCTACTTCAAAATGGTATATTTCAACCAGAAGATGTTTAAATAGTTCAAATTCAAAAATTAATGATATTTCGCATTATAATTTATTTGAACAAGTTATTCGAGAAAAATATTCTACTATAGATGAATTTACAAATGAATTAGATAAAAATAAATCATATTATTTTGTTTTATTACATCATTTAAATAAAAATATTATTGATTATACATGGAAATTTGGTACAGAATATAAATGTTTATGTTTAGTATCTGTAAGGGATGATAATATGAATGAAATAAATTTGTATGATAATACATTTTCATTTATAAATGAAAAAATATTTATATGTCCAAAATTAGATTCATTAGATAATTTTTTCATGGATAATTATAAATTAAATTATAATTATAAACCTAATAAAGAAGGTGTTATAATAAAAATATGGAATAATATAAAAAATAAATATGATTTATTTAAATATCAATATAAAAATTATTCATTTCATATAGCATTATCCAATAATAATAATATTTACAGAGGATTAACATATCTTTATCAAATAAATAAATTAAATGAATATTTGACAATTAATCCTATATTTTCAACTATTGAAAATTATAATACGGTTGATATAATTAATACTATATTTAAAGTATTAACATCAGAATTATTACAATTATATAAATATACATGTATTAATAAAAATATCAATAAACAATTACCTTATGAATATAAATCAATTTTACATGAATTAAGATTATTGAGAAATCATAAATATTCAACAGGTAATAGTGAAAAATTATTATTAGCAGATATATATTATTTAGTAAAATCATTACCTATAAATATTTTAATAAATTTAATAAAATCACGTGCAAATATGTTACTAAATAATAAAGATATTTCTAAATATTGTACAAAATTACAAATTGAAATGATTGATCTTTTAATTGATAAATTATAATTTATAAATATTATTTATTCAATTTAATATAAAAAATTGAATAAATAATTATTTACTATCCATTTTACCTTAAATTACCATAAATATTAGAAAAAATGACTAAATTTATAGCTTGCGGAACATTACATTTGGTTTTATTGAAAAATGATGGTTCAGTATTAGCACTAGGTGATAATACATATGGGCAATGTAATATTCCACAATTATTAGATGATGAATATTATATAGATATTCAAGCAGAACGTAATAATACAGGTTTATTAACAAATACAGGCAGAGTCATAATATTAGGTGAAAATGAGTATAAATTATGTGATGTACCTGAATTACCAAATAATTTAAAATATATAAAATTTAAATTATATAATTCCAGGTTATTGTTATTAAGAAGTGACGGATGTCTATTAAAAAAAGGATATTTTTATAGTTTTTCAAATAATCCTATAAATCATGATTTAAAATATATAGATATAGTTAATGGTTATTTAAGTGAACATATATTACTAAAAATGGATGATAATAATATTGTATTATGTGGCCTATCAACCTCTAATCAATGTAATATACCGATATTACCATCTGATATGTCATATAAAGATATTAAATTAGGATCTGCACATACAGTTTATCTAAGAAATGATGGAAATGTTATAGCAAAAGGATATAATGATTGGGGATCATGTAATATTCCTATCTTACCAGATGGTTTAAAATATGTATTTATACATGTATTTATGTATGATACAGTTTTATTAAGAAGTGATAATAAAATAATAATTTGTAGTACTTTCTATAATGAAAGGCAATATAGAGAAATGCCATTTATATTAAATGATGGACAATATATTGTTAACATTAATGGTAATTATAATCATTTATTATTATTATTAAATGATGGGTCTATTTTATCTTACCAGAATAAACACTTTAGAAAATGTACAATTCCAATATTACCTATCAATATGAAATATATAGAAATATATGTAGATATGCATAATATATTTTTATTAAGAAGTGATTATAAAATAATACCAATACAAACTAATTTTAATAATATGATTCCAGATTTACCAAATATAGGATATGGTTTTATTGTTAATAATTATATATTATTAATGGAAGATAATAATGATATTATATTTAGAACATTATCAGGTTCAATTGTTAAAAAATATGATACTTTAACTCAAGCAATTGATAATTTATTATTGGATGTAATAATAAATAATGTAAATATTGCTATAATTCATAATGCAGAGAATATAACCCATTTATTTAAAAAATGGAATTAATCTAAGAAATCACAATTATTGTTATCATTATCATAATCATAATCAATTTCATCAATAATATTATTATTTTCTTTATTAATTATAATATTATTTTCAACATTAATAATATTAATTTGAAATCCCATTTTATTATAAAATCTTTTTCTACATCTACCTTGATTTATAAAACTAGGTAATTGATCTACAAAATCATATATGATAGGCCTAATACCAGGAACAATTTTTCTTAATATTCTACCTACTGCTTGTTCGACTTCTTTTCTAGCAGTAACTAGAAATAAAGTATTTAAATCAGGTATATCTAAAGCTTCAGATGCCATACCATATGATGCAAATATAACTTGTGCTAATTCTGATTTTTTTAATGCTGCTTGTTTCATTCCTCCTATATAAAAATCGGATACTACTGTTATTTTATTATTTAATCTATCATTTAAAAGTTTAAGATGTTCAATACGATCAGATAATATAATGATTTTTCTATTATTTTCTTTCAATATATCAATTATCATATTAACAATAAATTTATTTCTGTTTTTTATACTAACAATATTATTAATAGTAGCTGCTCTATTAATATCACCAGTATATAATTTTAATTCTACAAATTTTTCATGTTCTATATTATAATTAATATAATTAACTAATACTGTATCATTTTGTTTATTTTCAGTTTTATACATTATATCGCCAAAATACCAATATAAAACTTTTTCTAATTTGTCTGATCTTTTTGGCGTTGCACTTAATCCAATAGTTTTTTTACAACTAATTAAAGGTAATGCTTTAGAAAAATATTGTGATGGCGCATGATGTGCTTCATCAAATATAACCATGCCAAATTCTTTAAAAATATCAGGATCATATTTTTCTTTAGCTATAGATTGTAACATTCCTATAACAATATCTTTATCATTAATATCTATTTTATTCTGCTGAATAATTCCTATTTTAGCATTTGTAAATTGTTCAGCTCTTTCACGCCATTGATTTAATAAAAATGTTTTATGTACAATTACTAATGTTTTAATTTTATAATGTGTTATAATATAAAGTGCTAATACTGTTTTACCAGCTGCACAAGGTAAACACAATATACCACCATCATTTTTATCAATATAAGGAATTACATAATTTATAATTTCTTGTTGTGTATTTCTTAAAATACCTTTGAAATTTATATTAATAATTCTTCCAATTAATTCTTCATTTATATCCGGTTTACCAAATTTTTTAAGACCATAATATTTAGGTACTGCTATAAATTTATCATTTTCATTATAAACTGAAAATAAAGTTGATTTTTTTTTTCCAATCATACAAGTAATAGCAGGTTCAACAGTTAATTCATTTTTTGCATTTTCTATAAATAATTTAAACTTTTCTACTTTTGGTACAAGATATCCTTCTTTGCATAATATTGTATTATCCATTTAACAATATAAAATATAAATATTAAATGTTTAAAATTCATTTTTTTTTAATATAAAAATTTTTTTATATGTTATTATATATATGAATAATTTGAAAAATGGCTTAAGTAATATGTATGCTCAAACTCAAAATTTTGGATCATCAGTTAATAATATGATTAACAAAACTAGTGATTATACTAATATAAAATTAAATAGTGTATTAAATAATGTCATATTAGGTCCAATATTAGGTTTAATAGTTGTATTATATGCATCTTTAGCAGCACCAAAATTACCAAAATCATTAAGTAATTTATTTAATAATATCATAGTTAAATTTTTATTTATGTTTTTAATTGCATTTTTCTTTTCTCATAATTCTGGTATAGCAATTGTATTAGCTTTTGGTATGATCATTACTCTTCATATGCTTTCATATTATGAAAGTTCAGATAAAATTGTTAAACAAGAAATAAAAACTCAAAACTTATTAAATACTCAACAAAATTACATTCCACATGTAGATAATCAATATGAAGAACAATCTGATGAAGAAGAACAACAACAAGAATACCAACAACAAGAACCATCTGAAAATATGCAAGAGCAACGAAATAATAATGTAAATGGTTACATTGATCCAGAATATGCTTCTTATTAGAAAAATTAAATATACACATTTATTAATAAAATAATTATTAATAGCAAAATTATATAAATTTATTAATTATTATTTTTAAATATATAATTGTGATAAATCTACGATTTATCACAATCTTAAGACAGAAAATCTTTGATTTACTGACGTTCTAAATAAATTTTATAAAATAAATATTTTTATGTAATTTTTGATAATTTTCATGAAAACGAGTGTATACAAAATTTATTATTATTTTTATATGGTATTTAATTATCAATAATATTTATATTTTAAACTATAGAATTATTTACATTTGTATTCAATTAATAGTTTGTTATTTAATTGAATATATCTATTATAAAAACATATAATGATTAAACAAAATATTAACAAACAATATTATAATGAATTTTATAATAATAGAAAAATAGATTATATACAATAGAAATATTAATAAAATAAATTTTATCCATTTGAAAAACAGATACGATCAGTGGTAAATTTAAAAGTTGTGTAGTTATATTTACATCTATTTTTAAGAAAATTATTAAATATTTTTTGCATAAAAAAGAATATGAATATTCTTTTTTATGACTATTTAATCATCTTCATTTTACAAAAGTTATTAAACATATTTAATTAATTCATATAATTTATAAGTAATAATTAAAATTACTGTTGATAAATATCTATTAATAAACCTAATAAATTTATTATTAATAAACCTAATAAATTTATTATTAATAGTAAGATTAGGATAAATCTTAGAAAATTTTTAATTATCTATATTGAAATTGAGACAAATGTAAGATTTATTTTAATCTTACATTTATTTACAATAAACAAGAATAAAAAAGTTAATTCTTCTGTAAGAAATTAATTTTATTGCTTTTTAAAGATATTTATTTACTTATCTATAAATTATATTTATTCAATTTATAAAATTATTACGGATAGTATGATGAATATGTAGCATAATTCATAAATCCATTCTGTGATACAAGCATACCATTTACATAAGTACCACCACCTTCAAGTTGCATGGCTAATGGATAAGTATTATTAAATGTACGAGTAGTTGATCCATCAAAAATAATATTACCGATTAGGTCTGCTACTTGCAAACGGAAATTTTGTGTAATTGTATTATATCCATAAGATATATAACCACCATTTATTAATAATGCAGAATTATTAGTAACAGTTGGTGTTATTCCCGAACCATTTTCTATTTCTGTTCTAGTTGTTCTAAATACTATATAATTACTAAAATTTGATGTTGTAAATGATACATCTATAAAAAATCGCCATGTATTAGTATTTTGGTTTGGAATAAATTTAAACGCAATGCACCAATTTGAATTTAAACTAGATAAAATATTTGTAGAAGGTCCAATATATACATTATCAGAACATACTAGTGATGTAGAATTATAAGTAGGATTAGATCCACCATATATTGTTGTATGAGATACATTTGCTGTAGTATATGAATATAATTGATATAGCAATAAAATACTATACATACGATAATTATAACCAATATTTCCACTTGCATCAGTTGCTGTATACACAGCAGTATAATTGCCAATTAATAAATTATTAGTATTTAAAATAGTTGTATTAGTATTATTAATCACTACAGGTGTAGTTAATAAATTTGTTGTTCCGGTCATAATACTAGATAAATATAAAATTACATTAGAATCTAAATTATCAGTAACATATCCACCTAAATCTACAATATTACTACCAAAATTAGTAATAATAGTATTACCATTTAATGTAATTGTAGGTGGTACATCTTCTAATCTAATTTTAATAATACCGCCTGTTCTATACCATCCCCATACAGGAACGCCTGCTAATTTAGCTGCATTATTATCATAATAATTATTTAATTTAGCAATTACATTACTAAGTATATTTAAATTTGACATAATTGTAACATCAGACTCAATATTTGTATTACCAGATACATTTAATGATGATAATATTGAAACATTATTAATAAGTATAGAATTACCTGATACATTTAATGATGATAAAATAGTTACATTATTATTAAATTGTGAATAACCAGAAATGTTTAAATTTGATAATAATGTTGTAGTTCCATATATATTTGTATTACCTGATATATTTAATAATGATAATATACTTGTAGTTCCTGCTAATACTGTATTACCAGATACATTTAATGATGAATTTATTGTAGTATTATTTAACAATGTTGTATATCCAGATACAGTTAATGATGATAATATTGTTGTAGTATTTCTTAAATATGTATTTCCACTAACATTTAATGATGTACCTAATGTAACATTATTCATAAATATAGAATCATTATTAACATTTAATATTGAATTAATTGTTATTGAATTTATAAATAATGATGTACCAGCTATATTAAATGATGATAATAATGTTAAATCATTTTCAATTGTAGTATTACCAGAAATATTCAATGATGAAATAAATGTTACATTATTATTTAAAATGGAAGTATTAGAAATATTCATTTGATTATTTGAATCTAAAGTTAATATATATGCACCATTACCAATAGGAGGTTTAATTTCATATCGTGTAGCATCATTTGTTGTTTTAATATATCCATTACCATTTGTACCTAATATTTCTATACCACAATTATTACCGATATCTATACCTGATAATGTATATTCATTTAAATTTAATGATATTATTTTATCAGATATTTTTAGATCAGTTGTAGCGATATAAGTAGCTGTACCATTAATATTTACTTGTGAACTATTATTACCAATATTAATATTTTCCGCACCAATATTTATAGGGCCATTATTTAATCCTTTAAAATAATTAGCATTTAATGTATTATATATTTTTGTAGTTCCTGATACATTTAATGAATTTAATAATGTAACATTACCAACCATTACAGAACTATTATATGCATTTAAATTATTTAATATATTAACTGTACCGCTAATATATACTGAAGAATTAAATGTAGCATCATTATAAATTAATGTATTTCCTGAAACATTTAAATTATTATTAATTGTAATATTACCAATTATATTAGTATAACCTGAAACATTTAAATTTGATAATAATGTAACAGGTAAATTAAAATAACTATAATTAGATACATATAAAAAAGAATTTATAGTTAAATTACTATTTAACAATGTATTATTTGAAATACTAGTTGCATCTGGTAATCCAAAAAGATTTTTATAAACCTCTAATAAAGAATTATCTAATAATGACATATTATAAATTATAATAGATTTTTTAAATTATATATTTTAATATATTCAATCATATTTAATAAAAAGTTATTAAATATATTTAAATAATAATACATTTATTTTCATGAAAATTCTAAAAAATATCATTAAAATATTATTATTTAATAAATAATTACTATTTATAAATTATATGAATTAACTAAATATTATTTTTAAATGTATGATTGGGATAAATCTTAGATTTATCCCTAGTTTCATCATTACACATGAAACTTTACAAATAAATATGATAAATATTATTAATATAAAATAATAATATTTAATCATTTTCTTGAAAATAAATGTATTATTCATTATTATCAACTACTGGAAGAATATCATGTACAATATCTTTATATGACATTACTCTCATTTTACAACAATATCTTCTTAATCCTAAGCTTAATATTAATTTACTATTGGCATCTTCTTTTTCTTCACTTGATAATTTTGGATTTGAACATATTTTTTCTTTTTCTTCTTCATATTTAATCATTATTTGGCCTAAAAAGTATCCACATGTAGGGCAACTCATGTACAACATTATATTTATAATGATTATAATTATAATATTTTTAATTCAATTTTTATAAAAATTGAATTAAACATATTATGATCATATTTTAATCATATTTAAATGTCTCTTATAAATATAAATAATTTTTGTAATTCGAATAATATTATTAATGTACAAGAAGTAACAATAGAAAAAAGTATAGACCCATTAATTGATAAAAAAATATTTCTTAATAAGCAATCTAAACAAAAAAAAAAATCACTAAATACTAATTTTATAGTACCAGATAAATTACTAATAAAAAATTGAATAATTAATATAATCTGTTATAAGTTCATTAATTTAATGAATAATATCAAAATGTTATACAATGATATTCAAGCAACTAAAATAGAAGACGTAGTTATAATGCATGAAATAGATTATAAATTATCTAAAATTAATAAATTATGTATAAATATAAAACATAATAAAAGAAATTTAGTATCTATTACTAATAATATTAAATGTATTATGTGTAATAGAAATAGTAATTATTTAGATAAAAATACAAATGAATATTTATGTTGGATACATTCTCAATAAAATATTACATCTATTTTTAAGAGAATTATTATTTAATCATATTAATTTTCCAAAAGTAGTTATTAAACACATTTAAAAATAATATTTAATCAATGTTACAATAAATATTTTAAATTATATTTTTTATTAATAATTTTATAATAATTATTAATTAATGTGAATATTTTTAGAACTATTTTATGGAATCTCTTGTAAATTATTTTAAATAATTAATTTAAAAATATTAATACTTAATTACTAGATTAATTAAATATAATTTATTAAAACATTTCTATTATAAATATTATCATTTATTGGATCGATATAAAAAATGCGATAAGTTGAAAAATAAACTAGGCTTATAATTTATTGACCCAATTATTTCATTATTTTAAATATTATCATTAATTGAATCGATATAAACAAATCTTTGTTTGTATAAGTTTGGGTGATAAACTTTATTTATTACCCAACTAACCAATTATTTCATTATTATAAATTTTGTCATTTAGATTATTATAAATATTGTCATTTATTGAATCGATACAAACAAATCTTTGATTTGTTTGTATCAATAAGTTGTATGATAAACAAAGTTTATCACACAACGAACCAATTATTTCATTATTATAAATATTGTCAATTTGATTATTATAAATATTGTCATTTATTGAATCGATACAAACAAATCTTTGATTTGTTTGTATCAATAAGTTGTGTGATAAACTTTGTTTATCACACAACGAACCAATTATTTCATTATTAT